GTAGGTACTTTGCTTACTTTGCTTAAGTATACGAAAAAGGGCGATTCTTCTGGTGAGAGGTCTGCTACTCTGTCTCCAAAGTTATATAACCGTCTAACATCAGGCGTAGTACCATGTACACTTGCGTGACTATTAGACGAAGCTTGGACGACATCTGTAGTTTTTACTCCACCTTGAGTAATTGCCATTTTACACTCCTTTTTTGTTTAAGATTTACGGTAATCTTCCATGAGTATTAGCTCCCATAATTCCATCCCAAGCTGAATCCGTATCATTTTTTGGACGTGTTCTTGGGTCTTGGCCTTGTATGGCCCCAGGACTTGGGGGAGCTTTCTTGGAAGCTCTTACCGCTTCAAGTGAGTCGTAAACGCCTTGAGATGCTTTTTTACCGTTGACATCCTGCCAAAGTTTTACAAGGTTATCCAAACCGACATTTTCTTTCGGTTGGGTAACGAACTGTAAAAATTCTTTAACATCGTCATCGGGCATCCTATGAACGTTCTTTAACTCATTAATCGTGTTATTCAAGGCAATATTCTCATTCATTTGAGACATATGACCTTCAATAGCACGTGACACCGACTGATTCTCCTGAGCGGTTCTCATTTGAAAAGACGGTGAATCCGGCTTGTAATAGGCGTCCCAAGGATTAAATTCTTCCTCGGATACCTGCGGAACTTGTTCTATCTGTTGATTAACAGTTGCGGCCTGATTATTCTGCTGCATCTCCACCGCCGTACCGAGAGCATCTTCAAGTTTAGTTAAACTTGTCTGTGACTTATCATATAATGATTGCCACTTTTTGCTTTCGTCCTCCCAGTCTACGTGTGAAGTCTCGCTATCCAAAACAGGCTGAGGGACACCATCGTATCCAGCCTCAGTAAATGCACTATTATCATCAGCAAAAGGATTAATTTCCTCAGTCCCAGCTACAACATTATCAATAATGTCCTCGCTGGAATTTGCTTCAGCTATGTAATCTTCCATGATTTTCCTTTCTACAATGTTTCGAGTTCTTCAGGAGCAGAACCTTGGCCTTCTTGCATATTTTCTACAATAGGCTTCAATTTCTCCAACTCGAACTTCACTGTATCGGCAAACTTATTTGTTTGCACTTTCTTTTCTGCTTTCGCGTCTGACCGTACTTCAGATAGGTCTCGTTTGAATTTCTCAACCGCAACCCTCTTCTTGTCTTGGACAGACTCCCTTTGTGCCGTTTGCAGGTCTCCCCGCAATTCTTTAACTTGCTGTTGCAACTGTTCATTAGCTTGTTGCAACTGAGCAATTTCACCCATTCGTGATAAAATACTTTCTTTATCGAATATCTCTGGGTTCTTCTTTAATACTTCTGTTCTATCAATCAACCCGGCCTGATAAGCTTCAAAGTATACACCATACTCAGCCCACTTACTTGTTGGTAATGTAGAACCTGGTTCAATTCTAACGTCATGTTGTCCAATATTGTTCCTGTCTTTTGCAATATCGATTACTGTTTGATTCATATCGCTGTACAACATATTAACTGATACTTCATTAATATTGTTATTTGGTTGTACCAATCGAAACATCTTTTGGAATGTATAATGACCTTTACAGAATGAATACAATAATCTTCCAATGATATTAACACTAAATTCAATATCCCTTAATTTTGACTTTGGACGCTCAGAACCTAACATCATCATACGTTCCGTACCACGAACTGTGTCAGGAGCTTTCTCAGCAAATCCATGCATCATCTCAGGAAGACCAAAGATAAAATCTATATAAAACTCAGCTTGTTCAATCAACCGATAGAACTCAGAAGCTAACGGTGTTGGAGCTGGATAATGTGGTTCACCCTGAGAAGTATCAATTTCAATGACTGCATTTGGATTTGCCCAATCTCTTTCTAACTGGTCAAGTCCATTGATAGCACTTCCCAAAGGAACTAAAAGTTTTAACCCGGCAGAAGCTTGAGCGTGTGATAAAGCAAGTGACCACAGTTTATTCAGTAGTCTCTGCATTGGTCGAGTCCTTGATACATCCGATTTTGGATACGGAGTACCTGACCATATATTTGGTAAAGGAACAACGGGATAAACATCAGTATTGAGAACAGTTTCGTATAGAACAACCTCACCAACAGTCGCAACAACACCAATGCGAGTTTGAAGAACTTCTTCAAAACTCATTAATCCACGCTCAAACACGCCGGGATTTTCTTGTAGAAAGGCAGCGAATTCTTCGTCACTAAGAACCATTTCCTCACCGCTACGTGAATCGACTACACGATAGAACGGTACTTTGGTCTTAAAGAACCTTTCAAGTATTTGATATCTTTCAGAACTAAAACTATCTAAATCTTTTGCTTCAGCAGGTGTTTGAATAGCCATGCTGTTCTTATTCTGGCCCTCTGGGAAATCTTCTTCTGAATATGAAGAAATCTCCTCAATGAGACCTGGTATTATTTCTTGAGTCTCCTCATCCATCTGAGCGCCCAAGAATGGATATAAATTAACAATTTGGTCACCAGTCAGAATAGTCGATAATATAATTGAATCAGCATCCTGAAAAAATCTATCGCGAGACGATGGTGGTACATAAACACGGAATGGATTGACTGACGTAAACTTAACTTCACCCTTTCCAAAGTCCGCTTCATGGTCAATATAAACATATAAATATCCGAGTCCTGTTACAGCATAATCATGAATAGCCTCCTTCATATGGACATCGCCACTTGATACCTGCCATACATACCCTAATATTGTTCTCCAAGCAGAAGCTACCTTAGTATCAGAGTCTTCTCTTGGAATTGCTGTGAATACAGGAGGCTTCGCTGTAATAACGCTTTTAAGTTTTTCAATAGCAGGAGATATCCTATCCATTGCAACATCTGCCTGATTCCGAGATTGGAGTTCCTCAGATTCAGCGTTAGAAAAGTGGTTGCCATGATAGAAATCTATATCACTGCGAGCTTCTGTTTCCCAATTAGCTCGAGCATCCCGCCACCGCCTGTGCAGTTCTTGGTTCTCTTTTGCTGATGGGTGTTGTTCTAATGCCATATTAATTTGACTTACGCTTTGATGTTAAATTAAATATAAATATATTGCAATCAAAGGAAAAAACGCTAAAATCGGCTAAAAGTTCCATTCTATCGCCTAGCACCTGTCATCCAGTTATAATATCCCTTTAATTTGCTACCACCTTTCTTACCAGAACGCATCTCACTTACAGAGATTGCAGTGCTAAGTGGAGCTTTGGAATAGTAGTCTGCATAATACAATCCATCCATAAGGTCATCATTCTTAGGAACAGGATGTTCAAACATCTCATCTACCAATTCAGTCATTTCTCTACGAATATATAATTTTTTACTATTTACAATCGGGCCAAGTGAAGTTTCTAATCTATCTGCTTTTTTTATACCTGGTGGTGGCTTAACACCTTTAAAGATTCCTGGTATCAGTCTTCTATCATCTGCAGCCATTCTTGTAACCATATCACGTACCATCTCCTGAGCAGCGACTGTTTCTATGGTAACTCGTCTTACAGGAGTGTATTTACGAGCCATATCGATAATTTTCTGTGGTAAATCAAATGTTGGTATTCTTTCACGATAATATTCTAATATATACCGATTCTTATTCGCATCGATTCCAATTACCATAATAACCTGAAAATCAGAACGTTGTGTCGCTGTAGCCGCTATATCGACTCCAATATAGACATTAATTGGTATTGCTTCATTTCGGAGTACAAGATACGAATAATTCTCAACTGACTTAAATACTCCATCATGATACTGTATTCTATCTGTTTTGAATGCTGCAGATGCTAAATCACGAGCATCATTCATATATTCCTGTGCAAACTTGTTTACAAGACCAGCTTCTATAAATTCCCGTTTTTTAGAATCTAATTTGGAAATTGGGAACTGTTCAGGCCAAATAGACTTTTCATCCTGGATTGCTCGATAGAATGTTACATTCCAAGGATATTTACGTTTTTCCCGTTTTGCAAGTTTGTTTCCATCGACAACCATCTGAAGAAAACTGTCATAGTGGACAATCGTACCACATAACCATATCCACCCCTCTCTACCAGGAGTTTCTTCCAAAGCAGGGTAAACAGTCGAAACAATCCACTTTTTAATCTCCGCTCGTCGCTCTGGTGTCTTGGTATTCAATTCAGACTCGAAATCATCAAGAATAATACCAGTGTAACGAACATCAATCTCGGTACGACCACGAAGTCTCTGAGATGTACCCTTGGCAATCAATCTATCGCCTTTTGATGTAACAATGTCCTTCTCAGTCCATCTATTACCTACTGAGTCACCAGCAAGGTTTCCAAAGTAGTATCTTATAGAATCATTGTACTCTAGATGACTTTTAACATATTTAAGATGGTCAATGGCCTGACCCTGTTCTTCAGCTACCCACGCCATGAATTGTCTATTCCCCTTTGGAGAGAAAACAATTTTATGTAGAATAGCAGCCTTTGATAGAATAGACTTCCCAAACCCCCTAGGAAGTATATTACATATACGAGCTCCAGGACTGGTATCAATAAGTTTTTTACCCACTTCCTCATGGAATGATGGAGAAGAGCTTTTATTAAGAAAATCAGCTGGCAAGAAAGCCCTTCCAAAATAGAGCAAGTCACTATAAGAACGAGCAAGAACCTCATCCCTCTCTTTTAAATTGGATGTTATATTTATTTCTTTACTTTCCACAAGTTAAGCATATCCCTTTATTTCAGAATAAATGTCTAATTCTCCAATATCGATTAAATTATCATCATAATCGTATAAAGATGTACATCTAGGACAAATCCATCCTGCAACAGAATTAAACAAGTCCATAAGTACAACTTTCTGATTATCAATCAGCGGTTTATCACAAACAACGCATCCGGTCAGTTCACTATGGATTCCAACGTCACTTAATGTCAGGCTTGTCATTGATTGTTTTTTCCGCATGTCCAATTACTTTTATATTATCTGAGCTTATACGTTTTAGTTGTTCTTCACTAAATCCTTGAAACACAGTCAAAGATTCTGTTTTCTTTTCATTAGGGAACATTCCTGCTATTTTCATCAAAAGTTCAATAGCCCTTAGCTTATCACCATCCTTACCATCGATGTTATCAATAACACTCTTAGCCATTTCAAGCAGATATTGTTTAGACGCTCCTATATCACTTAAAATTACTTCTATTTCTTCTGTAACCAATTTTTGTATCCTTTCGGTTTTTAACAGTCCACGAGCTGTTTCCTTAGCATATTGATACTTATTTGTTGGAAATACACGTAAATACGCATCTGTTGGATTCATTCCCTTTGCAACATACTTTGCAAACAAGAATTCATTATTTGTTGGATTTTCTCGTTCTTCACGAAGTTTTTTACAGAACTTCTTATTTGAGAACGAATATATGTTCTTTGGTGGTATCCCACCCATGTCAACATTGGGATT